TAGCAGCCCGGGCAATCACATAGGAATCACACATGTCGCGAGAAGCATCAATAGGCTTACCATTCTTTTTTAGGGGCCATTGGACATGTTTGAGGTCATGTTCTGACATGTATTTAAAGACCTGTTCTTTTCCACTCATCCCGGCTATTGACGTCCGCTGCATCTTAATTCCACAGAGTTTTCTTGCGTGAGATGAAGAGATGTACTCAGGATCAACCTTGAATATTTCCCTTGAGATGTACGACACGATCCCGTTGAATCTCATAAGAGTCGTGATGGTCGCAGCAGAAGACATCCCTGTACGAAACCCCATAAGTGGCTCTTCGAGCGCCACACGATATTCACCAGGAAACTTCTTCAATAACTCAGAGAGTTCGACGGCAGTTAGGTCAGCTTTTTCCCAAATTGTTTTGCACTTTTTAAATTCGATTCTATCTAGATAAAGGATATGGGATCCCTTATCATCAGGTTGAATGTCAGGATTGATGATGCAGACACCGGTCACGGATGTTGAAACGTCTAAGCCGAGGATAAGTTTCATGTGTTAAAAAGACTTCCGTTAAACATACCAAGATCTTTCTTTCTTCTGAGCATGACAGGTTCACCAGGTATAGGCGTTAATAATTCCCAGTTAGAATTTTTCATCAAAAAATCGTCTACTGCCGGCTTCACACCATGCTTTTCAGTGTCAATTCTTTTAGTAGCCTTATCGGCAGATTCGTACCCTTCTTTTTCAGCGTACCACAGATCTCTTTCTGACCATCTTCCGTGATAATCATCGATTAATACGATGCTGTTTTCATTTGTCAGCGAATCGAGATATTCAAGTTCTCTAGAGACAGTGTAATAATTGTGATCTCCGTCCAATAAAACGACGTCAAACTTTTTAGATGATTCAGTTAATTTTGGCAGCGCATTTAAACTGCTGTCTTGATGAATGATCATCTTTTGAGACGGCAAAACATCTATATTGTTTAAAATAATCAGCAAAGATTCCTGAACAAGAACATCAACCCCCACAAACTCAAAATTTTCATGCATCCTAGACATAAATGCCAAAAGAGGTATCGTTGTTATACCTTTACACAGTCCAATTTCCAAAACTTTAGGTGATTGGATTTGAGATAGAAATTGCTTAATGCTAGGAATGTATCCATGATATGCCATGTCAGCATATTAGGATCAGGATGACTTTGGTAAAATCTTATTAAAGTAGACCCATATCTTTTAATTCTATTTCCGTAAGCACTTTGTAGGTCACTCCGTGGATCGTGCACCACTCTTTGGCGGCCCTGACCTTCTTAATCACTGTCATCTGGTTTAGTTTTCTAGATGGTTTGATCTCTATGATGACTTTACTACCGTCCTTATATTCAACCTGAAAATCTGGATAGTACTTGCGAATCTTCTTGGTCTTCTGATTTGAAACATACTCAATGATCAACTTCTCATAAGACCACGATGTCACATCAGGATTCTCGTCTAGATATACCATGTACTTTTGTTCCCATCCTGAACGATATTTACATTCACCCGCAATCGGAGAAATGTGGGTTCCTCTGTGGTAATGACCCTTGCGCTTTCTCTTCCGTTTATGAGGTTTCTTTGGAGGCATGTTCTTCAAAAATCGTATTTTACCTTAAAAAGCAACTTCTCTGAATGTCTCTTCATGATTGGTTGTGCCAACTGTGTCTTCATTATCACGTTTAAATTGTCATCATGAAAGTTGATTCCTGAAACGTAAACGTAATTTTTGTCAGATTCGTTCGCTTGTAATGATGACGGCAAAGGCTTGTATGTAGGATTCGATGATGAATTAAGATGATTAACAGGTGCTATGGCTTCTAATCTTAAAACGTGAAGATTCTGTTCACCCTTAAAAGACATCTCATATTGATTTGCACCAAAGAAATACAAGTGAGGACTCTTAATTGCTAATATTCCTTCATTGTAGAATATCGTTCCAACAGAGTTCCACTCACAATGAGGGGTCAACGAATCAGCACGATACAACGTTCCATTTCCATCATCCTTGATGGTGATTGATACTGACCCACCAGATCCAGTCATCGAATTGTCTGTTATAGTAAAACTACCAGGAAGAATTCTTGTTCCGTAATACAGGTTGCTTATGTCAAAGAAAACGACCTGATTTGATGATGAATCTCTTGTTTCATAATTAATGTCAAACGGCGCTTGACTTTGAGTGACAAAGAATCTGTCGGGAGCGTTTTTTTGAATTTTTATTCCATCTAAAATGCAAGATTCAACATTGTTTAAATAAGTTTTATATGTTGATGAAGGTTGTTTTAAAGGATTACTTGGATTAAACCCGTTATTTGGATCGGTAGATGCTTTTGGCCCTACGTCATTTAATGTAATAAACCCTTCTGAAGGTATTCCTAAATCATCTATATACAAAATTGCCGAAGGATCTTGATTAAAATTTTGATAATTGTTTCCTAAAAGAGGATTAAGAACCTCAAGATGTTGTTTCGATAACAATAAATCATAATTTGGATAAAAATCTCCATTATCGCAAGGTAGAATAAGTAGATTTCTACGTCTTACAGCGGGCTGAGAATATAAGACTTCGTTTGCTGGTTTAGAAGCGTCGGCATCTATTGCAACCCTTGTTCCAGATAAGAACAATTGCCTAGGATGATGATTGGAAGCAAAATCTTTTAAGAAATTTTCTGTATTAATATAATGTCCACCCACACCAAATGCCATAGAGACATTAAACGGTGTTGTAGTCATTCCAGAAGCTTCGATTGCAGGAGTTTGCAATACTCCTCCGTATGCTGTTGAACTTCCTCCCGGGGTAGAATTTATCCTTATAGGAGAATCTAAAGTAAAAAATGGAGGTAAGTAAAATGAAACATCTTTTGTGTTAGAAAGTCCCGTAGAGCTTGATGCAACGATATCGGCATCAGTTACATAAAATCTCTTTATAGAAAGATCGTGAACCTCTGCCTGCAATGGGTGTTTGAACGAATAAGAAGAAGGTTCATTGACAGAAGTCGTTGTATCTAATTGTAGCAAACCTTCTCGTTGTGCTGCATCGGCTGCAAAAAATCTTTTTAATCTATCATTTCCGATGTTTTTGCCTTCGTAATAATTTCCGATACAAAGAACATCTGGATTTGTTGGATTCATTGCATCATTAAGATACGATAACGGAGCAACTGTTCCTGATGGAATAACAAACGTTCCCTTATCAATGCCGTCAACGTTGAATGAGCCTGTTCCGTGATTGACAAGATTTGTTCCCCATCGAACAACAACATGATGCCAATTATTCCAGCTCAGCGCGTTATCTTCAGACAAGAAAACTAAGTCACCAGGATATCCACCTTGTTTTGCAAGCGAAGGAGAAATGTCAGCACTGTGACTTAATTGTAATTGAAGCCTAAACGTAGCAGGTAAACCGTTAACGTCTTTTTGAGATCCAGTGATCAATGAAAGTGCATAGCTTGAAGACAGGTGGAATATTGTTCCTGCCTTAAAATGTCCGGTAGAATCTAAAGTCCTGTATCTTGGATTGATATAAAAATCAAAGCTAAATGCTCCACTTAATGCATAACGACCGGTTGCATAATCTAAATGTTTTGTTCCATCGTCATCATTTGGATACAATAAAACAGAAGAAGTAGGAACAGTGGATGAAGAAAAGAAATTTAACGAATGATAATTTGAATATGCCCAATGCGCTGATGGGTAAGCAGTTCTATAATAATGAGATAAGTTATCTTTGATCGCAAGTTTCTTTAGAGTTCCAGTCGTAAAATAGTAAGGTGGATTAAATCTTACGATGTCAAGAGTCTTTTGTTTCTTTAAAGATGTTGCTTGATCATTAACTTCCTTTAAAAACCCCTTTTGAACTCCACTTTCATCCCTCAAAAAATTAGAAAATATATTGGGTTTTAAACTTCCAACTTCTACGATTATTGGAATTATTTCAATTGAAAGATCATCTACTTCGAGCTGACTGTACTTTGAAGTATTTGCTATTTCTCTCCAAGAGCCATAAACAGTTGTTTCATTAAAGGGAAGATCTGGATCTGATAATCCTATATCTTTTTCAAAAGACGATCTTCTAGCAAAGACGTTGATAGAACCCGTAATTCCGCTAGAACTTGATGAATAATATCTAGACGGGTTTGTGGCTATGGTTATGCTTTGAAAATCTGTCTGATTGACCTTAAAAATAGACATTTAATTCCCAAGTAATTATACATCATTAAAAAGACAATGACATCTAAACTGCTTCTGAAAACACTAAAGGTAATTCTTCAACAATTCCAATTAATCTTGGAGATAAAACCTTAATAAAGTTTTCAACAAATTCATCTTGAACCATTCCTGAATCTTCCATGCATGAATGAAGAAGCTCATGTAGTAATAGCTCTTTTTTGTGATCGTTTTGTAGTCTATCTCTAACTAAAATTAGTTGATCATCATAATCAATAAAACTTTTTATTTCTGGGTCTTGTACGCCTTTTTGCGAAAGAACTAAATCAAAAGTAGCATCATCTACTGA